AATGCGAGGAACCACCGCAGCACGGGGTCGCAGAACTGCGGAATGAATCCGTCGTTGCGCCAGCCCTCGAGACCCTCGAGCCAGTCGAGCAGCCCGAGCCGCCCGGACGTGAAGTTAACGTCCGAGAAGTCTCCCGCGAGCAGGATGTAGGGCACGTCGTAGCCGGCCCCGACGCCCTTGAGCGAGAGCTTGACGTACTCCTCGAAGCCTTCGACAGCCGGCGGCTGCCCGAACGTGATGTCCTCGCCCGGCTCGAGGTAGGTGAGCGTGCCGGGCTCCATCGACTCGACGTCGAGCCCCGCCTCGCTGCTTCCCTCGTCGCCCTGCGCGACGAGCGGCGCATCGTCTGGGTCGCCGTGGATGAAGCCGGCGAACAGGGCGGCGACCTGCCGCCGGCGCAACTCGGCGTCCTCGAACAGATCGAGGTCGCGCAGGCGCAGGAGACACGACGCGCCCCACGGCACGCCGCGCACCTGGCCGGGGCGATCGGTCCGGTACACGTGCAGGATCTCGCTCGCGGCGACGCGCACGCTCGTGACGCCGAACCTCCCGAGCACGTCGCCGGGGTGGTGGCGGAATAGGTGGTAGGCGACCCGCCTGCCGAGCGAGTCGTACTCGACCCCTTGAATGATCGCTCCCCCGCCGATGAGCTCCTGGTCCCTGAATGTGTCGAGGTGATCGACCTCGAGCACCTGCAGCTGCATCGGCACGGGCAGACCGTCGCTCATGCGCCGCACGCGGCGGCGGACGAGGACCTCGCCGGCGTCGGCGACGGTGCGCATGACGATGCGCTGCAGCCCGGAGAGGTTGGTTCGGCCGTCGGCGTCGCAGGCCGTCGTGCCGGCCCACGCTTTCCAGATGTCCTCCGCTGCATTGCCGCGCCGCGAGTCCGTGCGCAGCGCGAGGCGGATCCCGCTGGCCCCGATCGTGCCGGTCGTGAGGCGCCGGACAGCGCGGCCCGCCCAGGGGTTGTTCTGCGACATGTCGCGCGCGCGCGCACGCAGCGTCGGCAGCCCCGCTTGGGTCTCGAGCGCGTGCGAGGCGTTCGTGGCGCGCCAGTGTTTCGTGCGCGCCGTGTGGGCGGCGGCGTGAAAGGTCCGCAGGCCCTGCATGCCCTGCCGCGCGGCCATCCTGCGCGCGGCCGCGCGCGGCGCGACCTCGGCGATTACCGAGTCGAGGGCCCGCGCGACGAAGCCCAACTAGACCCCCTTGTCGACGGCGACGACGCGCCGGACCCTGCCGCGCGGCCGGAGACCGAGGTCCTTCTGGATGCGGCGGCGCAGCCGCTCGATCTCGGGGAGATCGTGCATGACGTAGTCGATGTCGTCGTACCGGATGCGGCGCGCTCCGGATCCGATCGCGGTCTCGAGATCCTGGAGGGTCGTGACCGTCCACGTCGTGGGGGGAATCGTCATCGAGTTCGACCTGGGTCCATCCAGCCGGATCCACCACTGCGGCGGCGCCGGCGCTTGCGCGGCGTGGAGTCTGCCACGCCGGACCCCAGCCCCGCAAACGCCGCCTGCCAGTGTCTCTCCTCCCAGCGCTCCACGCGCAGGGCGGAGGCCGCGGCGCGGGCGTAGACCCGGATGTCGAGCGCCTCGTTCCGCGGGCGCGTCTGCTCCCAGCGGTACTGCCGCCGTCCCCGGTTGTCGACGCTGAGCGTCAGGCGCTCCGCGGTCAACTGCCGGAAGTACTCCTCCTCGTGGAACTCCGCGAAATGGCAGTAGCCCACCGGGTGCGGCTCGCCCTTGACGAGCGGGGGCTTCTGCCGGAGGAACCCATAGAGCTCGCTCTTCGCCACGTCGGTGCCCACCTCGCGCAGCGTGATCCCGCGCTGAATGCGCTTCCCGTCGCGGCGGTATTCCACCTTGCGCGGAGGGCCGACGATCGTCTGCAGGTGCGCACGGCCCTTGACGAGCATCCAGCGGCGCGGGTCGAGTCGCGCGCCGAACCGATAGACCGACTGGGTCTCGTAGCCGGTGTCGATCGCGATGGCGGAGACGCGCGCGGCGGCACCGGCCGGCGTGCGGAATCCGCCGTCGAGCTCGATGTAGCGCTCGAGCTCCTCCCAGGTCGTCGGCTTGGCGGGATCACCCAGGATCACGTGGCGGTCGATCGACCAGGACTCGAGGCCTGGGCCCCACGCGACGACCTCGAGCTCCAGCCGGTCGCCCTGCACGTCGACGCCGGCGGTCAGCAGCGCGGCACCCGCTGGCACGACGCAGCGCTCGTAGGTCTCGCGCCGGCGGTAGAGGTCCTCCCAGTCGGGAGCCGCACCGACGGTGCGCCAGGTCTCGCCGAGGTCCTGGTTGACCCAGACTTGCAGACGGGCCTGGTCGGATTGCTCGGTCGCCGAGATGAACGCGGCGGCGATCTGCGCCCATGTGCGCCATCCCGGAGGCGAGTAGAGCGCCGACAGGTGGTAGCTGCGCGTCACGTCCGAGAGCGCGGGCACCTCGGGGACCCACTCGCCCTGCGCGAGCATCGCGCCCTTGTGCGACTCCTCGATGCGCGCCTCACAGTGGACGCAGAGGAGGTGGGCGGTGCTTGGGTCGGGCGCGCCGTCCGGCCCGTCGTCCCAGTGGACCTGCGGCCAGGTGATGCGCTGCCGCTCGGCGCAGAATGGGCACGGCACCTCGTAGTAGCGCCGATCGCCGCCCAGGAACTCGCGCTTGATGCGGCTGGTTCCCTCGTTCCGCGGTGTGGAGACGAGGTAGGTTTTGCGCGCGCCGGCGAACGTGCGCTGCCCCCGGCGTGCGAGCTCGACAGGATCGCCCTCGCCGCCGGTGTCGCCTGGAAACGCGTCGACCTCGTCGGCGAACAGGCGCGCGAACGACATCGAGCGGAGGTTGGTGGGGCTGTTTGCGCCTGCGATCGCGAGCACGCCGCCGGCAAACTCCTTCCACAGCATCGACCCTCCGACGTCGCGGGGCCCCGCGTTCTCCTGCATGCGGCCCTTGAGTCGATCGGAGTCGAGCATCGGCTGCAGGCGCTGCCTGCTCCAGCGGCGCGCGAGGACCTCGGTCGGGAGCACGCACATCATGGCGGTTGGATCCTCGTCGATCGCGTACCCGATCCACGACATGCCGAGCTCGGTCGCGCCGACCTGCGCGCCCTTCATCAGGACGACGGTCTCGCAGGGGTGCCCGGGACTGAGGACCTCCGCGACCTCGAGCCAGTACGGAGTGCGGCGGAAGCGATAGGGTCCGGGCTCGGCCGTGCTTCCGGCTGCACTCTCGAGCACGCGGTAGCGCTCGGTCCAGGTCGCGAGGCTCAGGCGCTCCGGTGGAGCGAGGGCGTCGATGAGTGCGCGGCGGACGACGAGAGCGCCATCGACCGGCTCGGGCAGCGCAAGGCGCGTCACGCCGACGCGGCCTCGAGCGGGACCTCGAGTTGCTCGAGCTCCAGGACGAGCTGCTGGAGCGTGTCGCGGATCTCCTCCTCGAGGAGCCGCCGAATGCTGGCCTCTCCACTCATGGTCGCGACCTGGCCAGCTACGCGGTTCGGGATCTTGATCAGAGCCTGTTGGATCTGGCGCCCGAGTGCGAACTGCGCCGCGCGCACGCGGTGCGCCTCGACGAGCTCCGCGCGGCGCACCTCGTAGTCGAGCTGCCGGAGTTTGGCGCTGAACACGGCCTGGTGGATCTTGGCCTTCCGGAGAGCGGTGGTGTCCTGCGCCGCGGCGGCTGCCGAGGCACGCGAGCGCGCGCGTGCCTCTGGCGACGTGGCCGCAGTCTGGCCAAACAGGCTCGGGGTCTGGTCGTCCTCGCCTGGCTGCCGGCCTGGTGGTCTCCCGCCCGCCTGGTCGAGCGGTTCTCGGCCGGGGTCTGTGTTGCGCTCCCACTCGGCATCGGCGAGCACCGGGTCGATGAGCTTCCGCCCCGCCCGCTCGTGCACAGACTCGACGAGCCGGCCAGTCGCGATCGCCTTGCCGACGGCCTGGTGCGTCGTCCCCTTGAGGGCCAGCTCGCGCCGGTGAGTCGCGTACGCCCGCTGCGACAGAAAACCACCGGGACTCACCGTCCTGGCCATCTATTTCCCCTGTGCGTTCTTGCGCCGGCGCTTCCGCATGGTCTGCAGCGTGACACCGCCGCACTTCGCGCGGCGCTTCGGATGCGCGGCGTCCCAGCGCTCGAGGATGACCTCCGCGTACTCGGGGTCCGAATTGCCCACGACGAGCACGTGTCTCCCGAGCGTCCAGACGTCACCCTCCCGCGTGATTGGGTCCTTGACGGGCTCGGGGTCCGGAGGCTCGGGGTCCGGAGCGACGGACTCCTGCTCGCCTGACTCCGTGCGGAGCTCGGCGAGTTCGCCCTCCGAGTACCCGAGCCCGACCGTGAGGTCGACGTCGAGGTCCTCGAGCTCGCCGAGTAGTCCGGCCAGCTGGTCCTCGTCCCACGAGGAGAGTTCCGCGAGGCGGTTATCGGCGACCATGAGTGCGCGTCGCTCGTCCTCGCCGAGGTGATCGAGGACGATCACGGGCACGGTCTCCCGGCCGATGCGACGGGCTGCGAGCAGTCGCCCGTGCCCTGCGACGATCTGGCCGTCCGCCGCGACGAGGAGCGGGGACGTCCAGCCGAAGCGCCGGATCGCGTCGGCGATCCGCGCGACCTGCTCATCGTCGTGCTCGCGCGGGTTCTGGGTGTTGGCGCGGAGCCGCGAGGTCTCCCAGACCTCGACCTTGGAGGGGGCCCACTCGCTGACGTCCGCCGCGGCACGCGGCGCGCGCTTGCCAGGAGAGCTCACGGCTGCGCCTCCGCGAGTCGCCCCAGCTCATCGAGCACGATCGCGCGGATGCGCTCCCACGCCGCCGCCCCCGCCGCCCACTCCGCCCCCGCCGCCCACTCCGCCCCCGCCGCCCACTCCGCCACCCCCGCCGCCTCCTC